ATGACTGAATCATCCGCCAATATCAGCAAAAAAATCCTGTTTGTTGATGACGAAGTACTTTTGCTGGAAGGGCTAAAACGCCAACTGCGGAAGGAGTTTAACATCACTGTCGCCGAAGGCGGGGAAGCGGCGTTGACTATCATGGCCGACCACGGACCGTTTGCGGTAGTGGTATCTGATTACAATATGCCGGGCATGGACGGCATCGAGTTCCTGAATGCCGTCTATCAGCGTTATCCGCAAACCCTACTGGTGATGCTGACCGGCCGGGCCGAACTGGATGTGGCCGTCAATGCGTTGCACCATGCGCACATTTCCCGCTTTATCAACAAACCCTGTCCCAAAGAAATATTGCAGGAAACGCTGACCTCCAGCCTGGAGCAATACCGGTTGCGGATGTCCGAACAATTGCTGAAAGCGCAATTGCAACAGGCCAACCGGCAACTTAATCTGCTGAATGACCACTTGGAAACGCTGGTTACGCAAAAGACCCGTACCCTGCAAGTGCAATACCATTATGTTGCCAAGATCACGCAAATGAACAATTCGCAAGCCATTATCAATGCCCTGGTTAACGCCGCCAGCGACTTGACCCAGCTGCGCGACATTACTTTATGGCTCAGCCCGCAGTTGGACGGGCAATTTACCTGCCACTATCCCATTGATCCGGAACCGTCCGCAGTGTACGCCGAAAGCAGCCCGGAGCGAGTCATCGCCACCGCTTTGGCCGATAAACACATCGGTCCTCGCATTACTTTGGATAAAGATGCGCTCAACGCCGTCGACGAATCGCTGTTTTGCGGCCAACCGTTCATGTCCGTTGAGCTGCCGGGCAAACAAGGCGTACTGGGCTTGCTCAATCTGGCAGGCGATGACGTTCAACTGGAAACCGAGACCCTGGAAGCATTGACCGGCATCGCCGACGTGACCGCAACTGCGCTGCAAAGCCATTGGCACCGCGAAGCTTTCGACGATGCCCAGGATGCCATCATCTCCGCGCTGGCCAAGTTATCCGAATATCGCGACCCGGAAACCGGCGCGCACTTGCTGCGCCTGAAAAAATACTGTGCGTTGATCTGCCGATTCCTGGCGAAAACCGACAAATACCGCGACATCATCACTCCCGAATTCACCGCGGACTTGGTACGTTCCTCGCCGCTGCACGACATCGGCAAGGTCGGCATTCCCGATGCCATCTTGAAAAAACCCGACCGTTTGACCCCGGATGAGTTTGAAATCATGAAAACTCATGCCCTGATTGGCGGCGACACCTTACGCACCGTCTATGATAAATATCCGTCGCAAAGCTTCATTAAATGCGGCATGGATGTCGCTTACGGCCATCATGAAAAATGGAATGGCAGCGGCTATCCGTGCGGCTTGCAGGGTGAATCGATCCCGCTGGTGGCGCGCATTTTGGCGCTGGTCGATGTCTACGACGCACTCACCTGCCGACGCGTTTACAAGCCGCCGTTCCCGCGCGAGCAGGCTAAAGCCCTGATAGCAGAAGGCAGCGGCACGCATTTCGACCCGGACATCGTCGACGCTTTTTTAAATAATGAAGACGAATTTCATCAGATTACCGAACAATTTGCCGATATTGTGTAACTCATTGTAGATTTCGATCGATCCAGGTTCGGTTTTGGTAAATTTTCTCGCTATCGGCCCATGTTTGACCGAGATCGGGCGGCGTAACAAAAACAAACAAATTTCCGTGCTTCGGCCTGCTGAGGATCTTGAATTGGTCAGCCAGCTTCAATAAATCCGTCCGTGCTGTTTGATAGCTGATTTTATGTGCCGCTTGACACACCTTCGAAGTTACGCGGGAAATGCCGGAGTTGTGACAAATTTACTACACTCAGAACAAAACGCTAAACGACAGGCATAAAAAACCAGTTAAGTGCTGGTTATTTATAGTCTTTGGGTGGGTCGTGCGCGATTCGAACGCGCGACCATCGCATTAAAAGAACCATGCTTTGAGCTTTAAACAGCGTTACTTATTGAATTAAAACGATATTTTTAAACCGCCAAACTGAGTAAAGCTGTCTTTTGCTGGCAATTGTGGAAACAATATGGAAACATTAAGAATGCTTACCTTGCAGCTGCCTAGATAGCCGTTATATTCGAAGTATTTCATTTTAAACCTGCTTGCTTAAAGCCTTGATGATGGCTTTTGCTACATATTCGTCTATTTCGTTATGGCGTGGTACAGCTTGGGATGTTTGGGTATTAGGGTTTGTGTACCAGTCGTGATTGCTGCCGTGTCGTGCCAAAGTACATCCTTGTTCGGCCAGCTTCTTGAGTAAATCCCTTCTCTTCATTAGGCAACCATCAAAGTTTCAGTCTTTCTGATATACGGTATTTCGTTGCTTTCAATGTCTTCTAACAGGCTTTTTAAATTATCGATTAATTCATCTTTGGTAACGCCTTGGGTTATGTAGTCGGGATATTCGTTTAAATAGCCTAGGAAAAAATGTTCGGTTTTCCACCATGTGAATTTCAGTTCTTTCATTTTATTGCTCCTCTTTAAAACAATATTTTCTACATCTTGGAAAGTTTACACAACCCCAGAAATCTTTTCCTTCATTTCTTCCTTTTGATGCCGTTCTTATTACCGTTTTAACATTGCCAAGAAAAATGCTTACCTGTTTGATGCGGCAAAAGCTGCTTTTTCTCTTATGTAATCATTTCCGCAACTTACCTTTCTTCCAGTGCTTTTTTCATAGCATGCTTCTTTTGTTTGTGGACTTATAGTTTCATCTTCATTATTTATTCTTACCATTTTGTTTTCGTTGAAAGCCTTTCTTGCACTCATATAATTATTGGCGCATTTTATCCGTGTCTCACTATCTTTAATGTCGTAACATTCGGCCGGTTTTTTATAAATGGAGTCAAAGCTTTGTGTTTCTTTTCTGGCTTGCATTACCGCTCTTTCACTATTTTGCCTGACTATTTCGCTTCTATACGGTAGAGCCGGTAGGATTGGTACAATTGGTAGAATTGGTATTGAGTTTTGTTCTGCGTCGTTTTTCTTGGTTATAACTTGTTGTAAATTTTTTTTGACTAAAGGTTCTAAATCTTTTGCTGTTGATTTGACCAATTTTTCATAATTTGGATTGTTGGGGTTTAAAGCGTCTATTACTCCTTTTAGCATTGCTCCTGTAAATGTAACGCTTGCTACGCATCCTACAAAACTTGCTAACAAGATACCTAAAGCAATTATTATGATTAATCTGCATCCAGACATTTCCTTTTTTACGGGTTGATATTGGCCTGGATTTTCAAATGGGTTATTGAATGGGTTTTCTTCTCTGTCATATCTGTTTCTTGAACTCATAGCTTTCTCTTTGTTCGTTACTATTTTCTTGTAATTAACGGCTTACATAAGCCGCCTTAATGCTGCTTTTCGGTCTTAATCCGGCGCGTTTTTTAACCGTCCCCATTTTGCTAATGCCCTCCCTGCGGTTATGTACCCGTTGACAGATTTTTTCTTGTTTCCTCGATCTCTGGGCTGATTTGTCCTGCTTCTGGGATGGTTTGGCCAGTTGTAAGCCAATAGGCGTACTCGGGCCATTTTTCAATAATTGCTTTTATGTGTTCCTCGTTGGCTTTTTGTAAGCCGTTCTCGACATTTGCCCATGTTTTAGCCTTAATGCCTGTTTTTGCTTCAAACATTGTCCGGTCAAATCCAAGGCTTTCTCTAAGTTTTCTAATTCTGTCTTTCATTGATTGCTAAATATTAGTTGACTAGATATTAGTTGCTTGCTAATATATAGTCATCGTTTCAAACCAGCCACAACCAGCCATATAAGGCTAAGGTGCAATCATGAACCAACCTAAGAAAGCAGTCAACGTAAACGCTACCGGCCGAATCACATTTGAAGCTGATCAACAAGATACAGAGTTATTAGTTTCAAAATTGGGATTTACTTTTCATCAAAAAGATACCGATGAAGATGTTTTTTTAATTCTCACTCAAGCGGGTGTTTTGTCAGGTAAATGGTACATGTCAACTGAGCAGGGTTGGTTTAAACCATTAGCCTTGAGATAGCAGAAATAACAGCGACTAGACCGTCTCCGGGCGGTCTAACAAACCAGCCACAACCAGCCATATAAGGCTAAGGTGCAATCATGAACCAAGAGCAAAACCCCGTCAACTTAGATGCATTAAGACTAGTCAATCATCCTGTTAATTTAGATGCCGTTCTTTCGTCTGATTTATCTGCTAAACACGCTTTACATCAAGCAACTGACCTTTTGACCTTCATCCCGTTCATGACCCCAGCTAAATTCGCCGAATCCATAGGCCTAAGCAATGGCGTAGTCGGTGGCTGGATAGATCAAGGCTACATCCCCACGGCCAAAGTAGGCCGTTATCGCATGATCAACATGGTCGTCCTGGTTGCTAACCTGAAAGAAGGAAAAGTGTCATGAGCAACGAACTCACATTAGACCTGATGTATGTTCGAGCTGTTGATGAAATCGCCAGTAACCTCGAATGCGCTCTTAACTTCTTGTGTAAATACCAAGCCATTATTTCGCAAAACTTAACCTTTGATGAAAGTTATTCAGATATTTGTTGTACACAACAATGCTTCCTTAGCAGCCTGTCCAGAGCGCAAAGCTATGCATTTTCTTTTTTGCTCATCTTCCGCGATTCCAGTTTTAGTGATCGACTGAGAATTATTGAAGCTTCGACGTCTAAAATTAATTATTCAACTGACGTTTTCCAAAATGTCGAGCACTACAAGACATTAATCAAACACGTTGCAGACAGCATGCGTTCCGGCACATTGGAACTTCCAGCATCATCTGCAAAACAGGAGGGTTAGAGCCATGCCCTACAGCGTAACCCCCTTTCACCTGACAGAAACCATCAACACAATAGTGGCTAATGCCAATCGTAAATTCAAAGAAAACCTGTCCAATTACCATAACCCGGTACATCAACATTACCGGGATGCCAAGCATTGTAGCGGCCGTATAAATGATTGTTTTGACGAAGGCATTAACAGACTGCAAGGCTTGAACTTCCTCTTTCTTGACTACGTGAAAGTCATAAGAGAAATCAAAAAAGCCCAAGATCAAATAAGTGAAGATCGGGACATCTTCATAGCCCTATTGACTGCCGGAAAACACTACAAAGATAACCTACTCACAGACCTGGAACAGGTGGCCTAAATGTCAGAACAAAAAGTTTATTTTGTTTTTCGTGGTCGTCCTGGTCATTTTATTGATGGGCAGGTTAATTGGTGTTCGGTTACTTTTTCTTTTCGCCTTGCTTCTAATGATTTAAAGGCCGTTATTTCACTTGCTATTGAAAACAAAATCGATCAATCCTCACTCACAGGAGCCGCATAAATGGCCGATTCAACCATACTGCCAGAACGCGGCAGCTCACCGGAATTCAACAAAAAAGAACGACTGTTCAGAACCGCGCTTGACCAAGAGGATTATCTAAAACTGGAAATAGAAGCAATGGAAAGAGGCATGCGGCCTTACGGAATGACCAAAGCCGTGATGACCTTATACCTGCGCAAACAGCTCGTACCCATGAAAGAACTGTCCGAAGAGCTTAGAACGCAAGTACTAGCGTACCTTAAACAGAAACAAACAGCGAAACAAGCGGCGCGCCAATGAAACGGCAAAGCGAACCCGTCTCGGTTCCCCGCGCGGAAAAAAACGAGGAACGAGTCCTTTTTCCGCGCGGGGGACCGATACCCAGCCGCTTGCCGCTGCTAAAAGCGCGCCGAATGTTAAAAGCCAAGAAAGCCAAACAAACCCCGTAGGGGGGAAATATAAAAAAGCGGATATTCCAGTACGTAGCGTATCCAAGTTGTCAAGTAATTATTTTAGCCTTGCTAAAAAAATTACTTGTACAACTGAAGAAGAAAACACGCTATCCAATGGCCGTTGAGGCGCTTTTCCTCAACGGTCATGGCTATGCGCTTTAAAGGTTCGAAACGCGCAAAACGAAAACAGCGCATAGCCGTAGCGAAAGGGATTGTAGAGGAAATTGGCGATTAAAGCTGAATTACTGGCAGTTAGGGCAAAGCCTTTGGAGCGTGCGTAAAAGGATTTGTCCTTACTGCCAGTTATCAGCTTTAAACGTCGATTGGAACGGAAAGCCCGGCCCTTTAGGGTTCGCCAAAAAGAACAAAACAAAAAGCGGCATATAAAATATGTTAGATAAAACCGGCCATAACCAGCTCTAACCGGCCTAAAACCAAACACAACAAACACAACAAAAAGAACAAAAAACAAGGAAACAAAACATGCTCAACATAAAACAACACCTACCCGGCCAAGGTATGACATACAGCCAGCGCAGACGCCTAATAAACCTATTATGGGCATTCGTTTCAAATGCAGCGGTTCCCTTCATCATTGGCTATGTCTTTGCGCTGATGTCAATCACCTATTCATTTACCGAGATAGCAACAACCTTTGATAAAACCGGATTTGGAGCCTGTATCCAACCGGATTTCCAAGAAACCCACGCAATAACCGGAGCGGTAATGCCCGACATAAATTACACCGCAGATGATTTTGCAAAAGAAAAAGGCTTTAAAGATGCAGAAAGCCAAGCTGCTTACTTTAAAACGCCTGCATCCTTACCTGCACCTTCGTTGCCCGACTGTAAACCTGAAGAAACAATAGATTCGGCAACCCAAACCTGTGCAGAACTAACCAGCACAAAACAGCTCCCCGTTCGACCCGCGGTTTAAAGGGTCACAACATTAACCACCCAACAAAGGAACAAAAACATGACCGACCAAATAACCCAAAACAGCTTCCTAGGCGACATGCAAACAGTCATAAGGGGACAAGTAGAATCGTTAACGCGTTATGAAATAGACGGAGACAACAAAGGCGGTTCGATATGGGTATCCAAGCCCAACACCGGAAAAAACCCGAACAACCTGGGTAACGAACTCATCAAAGTAAAAATGCCATTTGAAATGTTCGACCAGAAAAAAGCCGAAGTAGAAGCCGGAAAACTTTACTTTCCATGTCAAATGGAAATCCTGTGTGAAATCAACATGGGAGGCCAGAACAAAGCCGTATTGACAGCCATCAGCATGAAACTTGACGGTCCGACCCCGGAAGCCCAACAAGAACAAGAAAGCAAAGACAAACCCAAAGCCGGAGCGGTTCAGACAGCAACCGGAACAACATCCGGAACAACCGCGCACAAACCATAGCCAGGAATTAACCCATGAAAATCCGCTCAATGACCTGCCTGATAAAAAAGCCCGTAGAGTTCAAAGAGCGGGTACTTAGTAACCGAGTGAGGAAAGACCGCTTTATAAACGGATACGTAATCAAAGCCAGTGTAGGTTGAACAAATGGCTATATGCGCCCAAATCACTAACCTGACCTCTGATTTATCCGCTTTCGGTGGTGGTTCTAACGATCCAGTTACAGGCGGTCAGGGAATAACCTTGAGCGCCCAGTCATTACAAGATTGCACCGGTTATGTGCTTTTTACTGCTCAGGATTATAACTCGATAGAGGCGCTTTCTTCTGTCACCTTGGCAAGCATAGGCATTGACCCCATACAAATTGCCTATGTTTTTTCGTGGGGCATGGGTGCTGTTTTGTCCATGTGGGCGTTGGGCTATGCAACAGGCGTAGCCGTTCAATTAATAAAAAAGATTTAGCTCGTTTTGAGCAAACCTCGCGGGGGGATTCCCGCAATTTTTGGAGTACATATTATGGCTGATATTTTTGCAGCAGTTGACTTGTCTACCGTAGCCACTTTTGCTGCTGCTACTGGCGTTTTAATTATTGGCATCGCGATGACTTTTAAGGGTATCGATCTTGCCAAGCGCGGTGTGAGGAAGGCATAGCATTATGATAGGTGCGCTGGTTGCTTTCTTTTATTGTTTGATCGCTTTAATCGGGGCAATCAGCGCATTTGTTTTTATATCTGCATTTAGAAGTCATTGAAAATGCTTAGAATAACCCTGTTTTTATTTTTCGTTTTTTTATCTGGTGTATCAGTTGCCGATACCTATCCTTCCGTTGGCATTTGGTATTATGGTGGTCAGTCTTTTTCCTCATTGGATTCCGCTTGCGTTTATGCTTTTCCCGGTGGCGCTTATGTTTACCAGTCAAGCACAATGCCTTCCACGTGTAATGTGCTTTATAATGGCAGTCCCACAACTGCCATCATTAGTCGCAATCCCTCATGTCCCTACGGTGGCGTTGCCAGTGCTGACGAGTGCATAAATGCCCCTCCTTGTACCGCCCCAGCAACCCGAGATTCGACAGGCGAGTGTAAGCTTCCTCGTGTTTGTTCATCTACAGAATACAACCTCAATGATGTTTGTACGCCTATACCCGATTGCAATGCAGGTTCTGAAACAGGTGGTAACTTTTTCAACAAAACCACAAAATCATGCCAGTCTGTGCCTTCGCCGACCATATGCATATCAGACAAAAACACTAAATACTGTCCGCCAATCGATGACTGTAAACCGTCGTCATATATTTGTTCCGATGATCCCACTATCGTGGGAGAGGCCGCCGCAACTAGAGCCGCTGAGATTGCCTCAGCCAAATCCAAAGCCGATGCGGCAAAATCAGAAATCGTTACCATTAAACTCCAATCCGAAGCGGCTGCCTCTGAAAAACTTGCCGCCGCTCAAGCTGCAAAAGCTGCGAAAGATGCCGCCAAAACCGCCTCAGATGCTGCATTATCGACCGGTGTTCCTGCTACCATAAAATCCGCCATAGAGTCTTATAATAAATTCGCTCAGGATTATATTGATTCCTTAGCCAGGTCTGCCAACTCAGAAGCGGCCAAAGAAAAAGTAAAAGACATTGACATAGAAACTGATGCCTATGTTGCTGAGATTCCTGTCAGCAACCCTGGTAATTCTGATGCTCTCAAGACTAAAGTAGAAGACGGCCTCAATCGCTCTATTAAAGTGCTGGTTGATGTTGTCAGCGGTGATGGTAACGGTAACGGTCCGGGTTCCGGCATTGGCACCAGCACATCACCTTCCGTCGACACATCCAAATTAGGCAAAGATTCCACCTTACATGAGATTAGCGACAAATTAAGCGGTGGTACTCCTGGCTCTTTTGCTGCGGGTCCTGATAGCTTTTACACGTCGGAATATCCGGGCGGCATAGGTCAAGTCTGGGCAGACCATAAAGCGGCGTTGATGCAAACCTCTTTTGTTTCTGCCGTTTCGGGTTTAACTCCGCAAATAGGCGGCGCTGGGACTTGCCCTAGCTGGTCATTTCCTACATTGTCAGGGGGTTCTATGGAATTGCAGCCGCCTTGTGAGATATGGCCGTTGTTGCGTTTGATATTTATTATTACGGCTTTGTTTACCGCACGCTCATTGGTATTTGGTGGTTAACATGAAAATAATCGAAACTATAATTTCCACATGGAATAGCTTTTGGGTTTCCATTTTAGATTTGGTACAAAAGGTTTTTTCTTCTTTTTGGTTGATGTTGAAGGATTTTTTTATATTTATAATCGATCAGCTTCTTTCACTGTCAGAAATTGTTCTTGGTGCTGTGGATTTAAGCGCTATCACTCAACATTTCGGTGTGTTTCAGCAAATACCTGAATCACTTCTGAACGTTTTGGGTCTGGTTGGATTTGCTCAGTGTATGGTCATTATTGGGGCTGCAATCATCATTAGAATTTTGTTGCAGCTCATACCGTTTGTGAGGTTGGGTTCATGATAAATTTGTTGCTTGGTCCACCCGGCGGCGGTAAATCTTACGAAGCCGTCGTTTACCACATATTGCCAGCGTTGGAAGCTGGTCGCAAAGTGATTACAAATTTACCTCTCGACGTTGATTATATAGCAAAGATAAATGCAGGTTTTTTGCCATTAATTGAGATTCGCACGACCACCAGAAAAGAACGTCCTCAAACTGATTTGAAAGCGGCTGAAACTCGCTTTTATAAATTCGGGGGTGCTGTAAAGCAAAATTATTTCATCAATGCACCATTTGCCCATGCTGAGGACTATGGAGACCCTTGGCGGCATCCGTTATCAGGTTCCGGCCCATTGTATGTGGTTGATGAGTGTCATATACCATTGCCCCGTCTTGGCACTGAAATGCAGGTAGAGCACTGGTATTCTTTGCATCGTCATGAATCCGCCGATGTTCTTCTGATTACTCAGTCTTATGGCAAAATTAATCGCGCTATTCTCGATCTGGTACAGATCTGCTATAGGGTTAAGAAAAATACCAGCATGGGATCTGAAAAAACCTATGTTCGCAAAGTGCAAGACGGCGTACGTGGTGAAGTGGTGAATACCGGCATTCGGAAATATGAGAAGCAGTATTTCCCTTTTTATAAATCTCATACTAGGGGAGGCGGGGCAGAGCTTGCAGCTCAAGATATAGTGCCACTATGGAAGCGTTGGCCGTTTATTGGTGCTGCCTTATGTTTTGTTCTTTTTTTTTGCATCATTATCGGATTTGACGTTAAAAATCCGATGAATGCCAAATCTTATAAAGCACAGCCACAACTACCACCTTCACAATTATCGCTACCACAACCACAACCATCACAAGTACCCAAAGCACCCCAAGCGCCACAATCACATGATGTTTCAGAAGAAAAAAAAGTTTCTGACCCTTATGAAAAGAACGGCCTACATATCGTAGGTCATGTTTTTTCGAAGAAAAAAACCATTTGGATTGTTAATATTTCTCAGAATGGATTGAGGTTGAAAAATATTAATTCTGATGATCTTTTTAAAGTTGGTTATGACTTTATGCCAATTAATGATTGTGCTGCATGGCTCACGTATAAAGGCCTGAAGCGTTTTATTACGTGTGATGTTCCTTCTGTTTCTTTAGGTGTTGGTCCCTCTCTTTAGTCAAAAAAAATGGGAGCGCAGTGCCGCGCGACTGAATTCAATTTAAATGAAAACCGTGATTTTAGGCGCTGAGGGTAATCAATGAGTGCAAGACAGCGAATTGACGCTTATAAAAAATCTTGGGCGACAGGCGAACATGCTTTTAGTTCCGATTCCCATAACGTGAGCCATTAAAAATGGGCGGCCGTAGCATGGAAGGTCATCAGCTGACAGACCGTTGGAAATGGATAGCGGAATTAAGTCCTGATCGGTTTGAGAACTACGGCAAGTATTCCCAGATACAGACTTCTTCTGATCGTAGTGCGGGTAATTTTAATGGTTCTGCCGCGGATTTGAATTTTCAATTATCTAAATTTTACGAATCGAAACATGGCGTTGAGCCTTCTTGGAGTAATTGGCGTTCGAATAAATAACGAAACGTTGAATAGAGACATGTAGCAGATTATAGCTGTTCATTTTGAGAATTAATTTATGAATAACCGCGTCACTTTAACAATACCGAATGTTGCATATACCGGTTCTTTCCCTTATTTATCGAATAAGCTTTCGGATTATAGAGATATTCAATTTTTTAGATACGGCTCAAAAACACAAAACCTGCCTTTCCATTGCTTTGTTGATGATTGGCGGCTGGAAAGCATATGGCGTTCACCCACTAAATTTGTTGAAAAGGCATTGCTTGCCGGGACCGTCGTAGCGCCTGACTATTCCGTATATGCAAATTACCCCAACATTTATTCACTTTACCAGATATGGCGCTCAAGAATCGTATGCGCATGGTGGGCCGATCATGGCGTGTATTCCATTCCTGTCTTGCAGTGGACCCATTCAAAAGACGTGCACCTGGATAAATACTTTGCAGGCCTGACAGATTGCGAAGTCATTGCAGTTAGGTGTCCAAGCCGTGACCCTGAAGTCATAGCCGATTATAGGCAGTGTGCTGAACGATTTTTGCAAATCCACCAGCCGAAGCTAATTCTTCATTTTGGGCTTGATCGCGGTTCCGAATGTTGGCCGATTGGAAAATGTAAAGTTTTGCCGCTTAACCCCAAGCCGGTAAAGGCCTATAAAACAGCGGTCGCAAAAAATTAAAAAGAACAAAAAAGGCTGTTACGCCCTTGTCACACGTAACAGAACAAAACAACACAAAGCCTATAAGAGCCGATAACATGAATTTAAACCAACGCTTTTCTCTTGAATCCCTTTCACATGGTGCTGACGAAGATCAGACCGGTTTATTGTTTGCTGCTAACGCTAATATTACTGATCTTTCAAGCGTCAATATTGTTGGTGCCTCGGTGGATACAGTAAGACAGCTTTTTCATGGTGTGCCTAAAGCTTCCTTTATCACAAAGCTGGAACAGCATGTAGAAAACAAAGATGAATATATCCGGTTAACCGGAAATACTTGCGTCAATGATGATCGTTGGCATTTTTCGCGCATGGGTAAAACCGGCGGTTATCGCTATAAGATGCAAAACAACACTGTTGGCTTAGTTATCCTGTTTGGCAGTTGGTACGGCAAAATGGATAACGAAGGCTCGCATCTAAAAATTGAACTTTCGCCGCACTTCATATCCCAGCGCGCAACCGCTGAAATATGGGAATACCTTCACGGTGAATTTGTCGGCTTGTCTCGCATTTTTTTAGAAGAACCAATAGCCAAGGGAGTTGCCGTGCATCTTGCTTGTGATTATCAGGGCTTTAACCTTCCTGGCGATTTTGTTCGGAATCTGGTCACGGCTTCTAGGACTATTAGGGCTTATGACGGTATTGCTTCTATTGATCTTACTGATTTTACTGATGCGATTGGTACTTATGGTCGGGAAGGCCAAGCTAAAGATTATTTGATAGGGAAACCAATAGCTGTACAAATGGCACTTTATGAAAAAAGCTATGAAATCGTTAAATCAGACAAAGTTGATTATTTTCACGAAGAATGGAACATTTATTCATTAGGCGCTTATGACAATACCCAGCCAGTTCGTCGGATAGAAGCAAGACTTCATCATACCGTAATCCGTGAAATAGGCTTAGGCCTGGGTTTGGAATTTGAAGGCTTTAACCAAGTCGCCGATCATTTAACCGACCTATGGCGCTACGCCTTAGAACGAAACCGGCTAATGATCGACGGAGACCCAAGGGGTTATGTAAACCCTTTCTGGCAATTGTTGATGCAAGACGTCATCTTCAAAGTCCCCGCGCAAGGCGTAAAAATTACGCGCAAAAAAAAAGAAGCCGTAGACCCTATCGCTAGAAACATCACCTCCGTTATTGGCAACTTAGTGTCAATCATGGCTCGCCGTAATGAATGCACAGTAAGGCACGTAATGCGTCAAATCCACAACCTGCATATATGGCCGGAAATACAAACATATTACAGAAACCGGGGATTAGATGAAGACGATATTCGTAATCAGATTAAACAGGGTTTAGAACGACGGCGATTAGTCGGCAAAGCGGCATGAGTAACCTTTTTTCTATCGTGCCGTGTTCTATCTGTCCGGGCAGAACATTGCTTAAAACAGCTTTAATCTGGAATCAAACCGTATTTTGCTCGGCGGAATGCTTGAGAAAGCATGTTGAAACTGTGTGCAAGAATAACGAACCGATAAAACAGCAAGCTCGCGATAAATTTTTTAAGCCTGCATGATTACCAAGGTAGGTAAAAAATATAGGCTAGATTTTAGGCCTGATGGTGTTGGTGGTAAGCGTATCGTTAAGCGGTTTGATTACAAGGTTGATGCAATAGAGTTTCAACGGACTTATGTATCACGTTTATCTGAAACTCAGGCCGTTCAGGCCTTTGTCGATGATAGACGATTAAATGATCTTATTAAATTGTGGTTTGATTTTCATGGCCGCAGTTTAAAAAGTGCCATTGATACTAGAAATAGGCTCCTTAAATTGTCTGATCTTTTGGGTAATCCACAGGCCAAATTTATTGATCCTGAGCTATTGGCAGGATACCGGACAACAAGGTTAAATCAGAGTATTTCACCCGCTACCCTTAACCGTGAATTGATTACCTTAAAGGCTTTGTTTCGTGAGCTTAAGCGTTTATCAGTTATCGATTATGATTCGCCTGTTTTGACTGTTCGCAAGCTTCGTGAGGTTAAAACCGAACTTTCTTATCTTACAGGTTCTCAGGTCGAACTATTGAGAGCGCAAGTTGATTTGACGACTAACGAAAGCCTTCCTTTTGTTGTGATGATCTGCTTAGTTACTGGTGCAAGATGGTCTGAAGCTGAGGGTTTAACCGTGAAGAATTGCATCAACCAGGGCTTTCAATTTGTTGATACTAAGAATGGCCATTCAAGGTTTGTTCCTGTTGAAGAATCTGTTTTTCTATATATTAAAAATCGACTTGGCCAAGGTGATTTTAAGTCGTGTTATAGTGCTTACAGGTCAGCGTTCAAACGATCTGGTTTAAAGGTTCCTGCTGGTCAACTAGCCCATATTCTGCGGCATACTTTCGCGAGCCACTTTATTATGAATGGCGGCAACATCGTTGCTCTACAAAAGATACTAGGCCATTCAAGCTTGAACATCACTATGAGGTATTCTCATTTGTCGCCGAACTACTTGATTCAAGCGATTCAGCTTAATCCTTTGGCGGGAAATGTAAGCGGTGGTAACAATGTGGTAACTTTATCTACAGGCATAAAAAACCAGCTGACCGAAAAGTCTAACTGGTTGATTCATATATCTTTGGTGGTGGGTCGTGCGCGATTCGAACGCGCGACCATCGCATTAAAAGTTCTTTGTTTATCGGGTTTATAGTGCGTTATAGTAATATAATGAACAACTTAAAAAACTGAATCGGTACTATAAAGTACTATAAGGCGCTTTACTGTTGACATTTTGTTGACAGTATTTTTAATAACAGGATTTGTTTTATGACTACTATAACTTTCGATACTTTAAAATTTACCCAACGTTTAGAACAAGCTGGTATTCCTCATGCACAAGCGGTTGCTATGGTTGAAGCTCAGAAGGAATCCTTGTCTGAAATAATGGAAGCTCACCTTGCAACTAAATTAGATGTTCAGGATGTGAAGTTAAAACAAGTTGAACATGATGGCCAGTTTGCCCTTATTAAGTGGATGCTTGGCATATTGATAGCGGGTGTTTTGTCCATTGTTGTTAAGTCGTTTTTTTGATTATTTATCTGTGTTCTTTATGAACATTGTTTTTCTGCATCGTGGAAAGTTTATACAACCCCAAAAAACACTTTCTTCATTGGTCCCTTTTTTTGCGGTCTTTTTTATCATTTTTACATCACAGTTTACGCAAGTTGGTGTCGTATAATCGCCTTTTGTGGCTATTTGACTTAATTTTGTTTTATCCAAGTCGTTAAGTTTATTGATTAAATGAATAAATTCATCCGCGTCGATGAGTATCATTTTTTTATTTTGTGCAAACGCTATTGCATCTAGGCTAAATTTTGATGTGGTTAAGAAAATAGAATAACTGGCGTTTTCACTTATCATTATTCCGTAAAGCTCACGAATTAGACTTACTCCTATGGGTTTGCTCCATGATTTACATTGCCCTATTGCAAACAGTTTTCCGTTTTTATCTTTTATTTTTATATCCATTCCTCCGTCTGCGCCAATGCTTGTTACTTTTGCATCGCAATTCTTGAGTTTTAGATATTCTGTACATACTTCTTCGTATCGTTTCCATTCCATTGATCTTAGAAAATCTTTGTTCCATTTTATCTTTTCTTCATTCTTTGGATTTATTTTGTTTGCAAATTTATATATCTCATTGTTTTTATTATTATTTAATAATATTTTTGAGCTTTTAAATGTGGTTATTAGGCTAATTAGTATTAAAGGGATTATTACTAGGCTAATGGTTATTAGAATTAGAGAAAGGAACATAACACTTACGATGTCAAATGCTTACTTTGTGTAAATAACGGCTTACATAAGCCGCTTTATGTTTGCTTTCGGCTTTTATCCGGCTTAGGTTTTAACCGTCCCCCATTGTTTTAATGCCCGTCCCGCGGTTATGTACCCGTTGACAGATTTTTTCTTGTTTCCTCTAGTTCCGGGCTGATCTGTCCGGCTTCGGGTAATGTTTCGCCATAAGCTAACCAATATTTATATTCGGGGAATTGATTTCCTATTGCCTGAAGGTGTTCTCCATTCACTTTTTGTGCTTCTCTTTCCAGGTGTTCAATCGTTTGTTTTTTGATCCCTGTTTTATCTGCAAAGGCTTGTCTACCTAGTCCTAAAGCATCTCTGAGTATTCTTATTCGTTTATTAATTTCGTATTCGGTCATCATAAAAAATATTGTAACAGACTCAAATAATGCTTGACTCAAATAATGAGTGTCGCATATAATGAGTCATCTTTTCAATAAAGCACATTACAGCACTATAAGGGGTTAAGCATGGATGGTCAACAGCAAGTTTTACAGCATTCATCCATTATGGTCTGCACGGTTTCCAAGTTTGCTGAACAGTCCGGCATGGAAGAAGGCGTAGTAATAGGCTGGGTAAAGAAAGGTTACTTACCCGTGAAAAGAATCGGCAAATACACACTAATAAACTTGGCTCTTTTTAATCAAGAGCTTTTATCTGATGAATCTTTTGGGGAATAGATCATGGAAAATCAATATCACGTAGAAAAACAGCTTATTGAATTAATGGGTGCTCGTCTTGTATCAAGATTGAGTGATGTTCGGGGATATTTAAAGCAGGATAAATCTTCTATTGCTCTTACTGTTTATTCAGGATTAAAAAGTTTTTGCCTTGAAAGTGAAATGACTTATCACCTGGTTTTTCCAAATTTTGATTTGTTTTTAGTTTCTTTGCGTAAAGGGCCCTTAGAATATTCTTTATATGAAATTGAGGGTGATATTGATTTTGCATTGCAAAATATTTTAGAGAAGGTCCAACTTTTGATTAAAGAATCATTAGATGAACTTTCTGAACTTGAGGCCGCATAAATGATTATGTCAGAGAAACATATATACGAAACATTTGAATTTATTGAGCAAGCGGCATTAAGGGCATTAGCTGAACAACCGAATTTAGATTATGAATCAATTATTAGTACTAAACAATTATACGAATATCAGTTATCAGGGTTGAAACTATTATTTATTGAATGTACCGGTAAAGTTAAAGTTATTGATAACGCTATTGCTCGTATTAAATGTGAGTATCAGAAACGATTAAATTGTTTAAATGAGGTTGCTTAAATGTCTTTGTCTTTACCCCCCAAATCATCATCAACAAAAAAAGTATCTGATCGCGTATTTAGAACCGCATTAAGGCCGGACTTATATTTAAAGTTGGAACTTGAAGCCCAAGAACGTGGCGGAATAACACCGTACAAGCTGACTCAAATACTTTTGACCTTATATATCGAAGGTAAGCTGGTATTAGTCGAAGATTCAAACGATGAATCACACGCCGCGTAGTAATCAAGCGTCGTATTAACAGATTTCGGCCTAGGGATTGAATCATGACTTTTATGTATTCTTTATTTTTTCTAACTCTACCGGGCGTTTTATTGCCCGGCGTTCTGGGTATGCCCCTCGGAGTCGGTCGGTCGGTCGCAGGACTCGTACAAAACATGAGGCTTCATGCAGTCCAGGGCGCGGGTGCTTTTCCCGCGGGCGTAGCCTTTACCCTTGACGGCATGAACCCATGTTTTAGAGTCCGTCCGCGATTGACCAGCCGACACCGAGGGGCATGCGCAGGTTGTCGGGGATATGCTCTGAGGATGAGGGAGGGAGGGAGCATTCTAAATAAAAGTCGTGGCAAAACCGCTTTTGCTGCAACTGGTTAAGCCAAAAACGAAAATTAAGGAGCGAAAGGGATTGTAGTGCAAATCAACCGTTAAAGATGCTTACTCTAACTTAGTAAAAAATTTATGGAGCTTGCGGAATAACATTTTTTGCTTAGTTAGAGTTAGCGGCTTTATCAGTTGATTGGAACGGAAAGCCCGGCCCGTAGGGTTCGCAAAATAAAAAAAAACTGACTAAATAAGCTAGATAAAAAGAGCGCACTAAAAGCGGTTTACCAATTGAACGTCTAAGAAGAAAGCCCCGTTTCCTATTAGAAAGTAATTTGATACCAAGATTGGTAAATCGCCTTTAGTGTACTTTTAAAAAGTGCCTGAACAAATCGCCTTATTAACCCAATAAGTCATTTAAAAATCAAATACATATATAAACATAAGGTTAAAAGTCATGTCAGAAAACACAAACCCATTAGAAAACACCTCCCTATTGGCAAAGAAAGTATGTATCGGCATCAACCGCTATTCATCTGCTCGGGGCAAAGCCGCCTACATAAACTGCTTAGATTCCTACCCTGCTGGAGAAGATTCCTTTGGTCAATTTCAGGCGCAATTACGCATTGATTACGATGAATTTTCCCAGTTTGTACCCTTTAAGCCCAGCGTATTAAACCCGGTAGTCGTCACAATGGAAGGCCGCTTACAAGTCTTCGCCGGACAACAATCATTTGCATGCGATAAGGTAGTAAAAGTTGAGCCTTATAAACCTGCAACCCCTTCCGCTCAAGCGCCAAAACAATAGGCGCTTAGCTAATGGATTCCGCCCCAATCGTTGACGTAATCATCATTTGTAGTATGTCCATCTCGTTTTTCATGGGCTTTATTGCTGGGGAATTACTCATATGATACAGGCGGATATATTGGAGCTAGTCGGCTGGCTGGTGAGCAGTTTTGGTGCCGGAATAGCGTCTAGCTTCACCCTTCGGGCGTTTGTTAAATTGGCAAACGTCCTTTTATTGAAATTCTATAATTGAGGATTTTTATTTATGAAGTCATTAAAAAGAGTAATTCCCTTTTTAGCTTCCGTAGTGGCGCTAATGGGCTTATCAATTGCACCGGCACATGCGGCATTGAATCCGGCGATAGCCCCGGCGTTTACAGGCTTACAGACTGATGTATTGGCCTTGGTTGATATGGTCTGGCCGGTTTTAATCGCCGTAACAGTCGCCTTCATCATCCTGCGTTTGTTCCCAAAAGCTGCCAACAAAGCAGTTTAATTTCAACCTTTTGACCGTACATGGATGTACCGTCTTTGCATTGCCTTAAGGGGGTTGTAATGATTAAAGAAAATCCTTTTTTATTATTTCTTTTTATTGTCGGCATAAATACCGGCTCTAATACATAGGCATTGATAATGCTTAAAATAACCCTTTTTTTATTTTCCTTTTTTGTATCGGGCATAGCTGCCGCAGATACCTATCCTGCTAGTGGCATTTGGTATTATGGCGGTCAGTCTTTTTCTACCTTAGATGCAGCTTGTACATTTGCTTTTCCTGGGGGCGCTTATATTTATCAGTCCAGTACAATGCCTTCATCTTGTAACGTCCTCTATTATGGTAGTCCCACAACGGCCATAATTAACCGTAATCCTACATGTCCGTACGGTGGTGTCGTCAGCGCTGATTCGTGCATAAACGCCCCATCCTGTACAGCCCCAGCAGTCCGCAATGTTTCGACTGGCTCTTGTGATATTCCTCTATCATTAAATTGTGTGGGCACTCAAACGCCATTAAATTCAAATTGTAAGTATCCAACTGATAAAGGTAACGGCATAAATTGTGCTGATGGAACAACAGTGTATGTGCCAATGGTTTGTCCCACTACGGGTTCTCGGTGGGAAGATATTTTTCCGCCTCCTAAGCATATGTGTTCACCTTTGGATACCGACCATTCTAACTGCACTCCATCCATATTTCAGCGCATTGATGATTTTGCATCTTCTCATGCTATACAATATGCTACTGCCTTGTTAGCAATTGCTGCTGTACCTGAATTAGCGGTGTCTTCTGAGATTGCCACTATTCTTAGCGGTGTGTCTGTTGAGGCGCGCGCTGTGTGGGATGGTGTTTTTCATAATTCAGCGGGAGAAATTGTTGATGTTAAAGTTGCTGCTGATGTGCCTAAATCGGTTGTGGGTGATGCTATTTCCGATTACATTAAAAGTAACCCCACTTCGCCTTATAGTTCTCAATTTCCTGAGGCTTATAATGCTCAGGCTCCCCATGCGCCTATAGTTGTTGATCCAAATACTGGCGTTATTCATCCTGTCGATTCAGCCGTACCTTTGTCTCCTAATCAATTAGCTGATGTTGCTAAACAGCTTTCTCCTACTTTGCCAATTCCTTATTCTGATATTGCGCCTTATATCATCCCTGAAAATATTCCTTGGTTAGTCGAGGCTCAACAGGCGATTCATCATGATATTTCTAATCAGCAAGCACCTGTTAATTATCCTGAATTAGTAAGAACTACAAATCCATTGCAAAGTAGTTCGCCCTACTTTCAAATTTCGCCGAATCCTTTACAAACCGCGCCTTTATTTCCTGCATCAACTCCCCAATCTATTACAGCTATTCAACCATTTACCGTTTTTAGACCTTCTTCCCCTTTGCCTTTAACGCCTCCTGTCTCTACGACTACTCAGCCACCTGTACAATATAATCCAAATCCATTGGGGACTGATGCGCAAACTTCTCCATCTATTCCGCCCCCTACTACTCCGATTGATCCTAATCAAGTAGAAACGCCGCCAGAGCCGCCAACGTTATACCCGGACACTTGGAAATATTTCGATTTTTTGCCTATGGAAAATCCGTTCCATTTTGATATTTCCAAGTTGCTGCCTACGTTGCCTCAAACATCGTGTTATTACGAAGTCCATACGTCCTTTGACGTTCCCTTTCTAGGTGTAAAACATGTTGATTTTGCGCCTTGTTTACCGCTTCAACCCTTACGTGCCGTTCTCGATTGGGTCTTTGCTGTTGTCACTGTTTGGGTTTGTTTTATTGTTGTTTTTAGGAGTTCTGTCTAATGTCTGTTTTATTTGGGATTTTAATGAATTTTCTTGTCGATGTTTTTGGCAAGATTGCGCTCCATGCCGCTTTTAAGATCGCTATTACCATTGCGTTTATTGCTTTGATGGTTTCTGCTATTTACGCCTATGTTGCTTCGTATTCGACTATAGTTAACGGTATAGCTCAAACAGTTCCTGAAATTGTTAATGGGGTGTGGGGCTGGGTTATGCCTGCGCATTCCAATGCCTGCTTTTTTGCAATTTTTTCATCGATTATGTTGCGGTTTATTACTAAGCAATATTTTAATTTGATGAATTGGCGTTTTCGTGCGGCTATTTCAAACTAGTGCTTAATTGCATAAATAAGCGACTATATTTCGTAACATGTCTTCTGGGCCTGGTGATAGGTTTTTAAGGGGGTAATTTTTTTATGATTTTTCAAGTTGAATGTATTCATTTAGGTCCCCTGTCTCCGCGAGAAGGTGAAATTGCGGAATATATTATTAAGGGTTTTACCGACAAAGTAATTGCTCGTTTGTTGGGTATCAGCTTTAGAACCGTTCAGGGGCATGTTCTTTCTATATATAGAAAACTAGGTATTTCGAATGATTCTCTCAATCTCCGAGTTATTGTTTCTAACTTGATGATTCTAGAAGGTATGTTCTTGGTAACCTTTCCTTAGATTATTTTATTATTGGGTGTAGGTATGCCGGGTTGGATTATTCAAGGTGTTCGCGGCGAAGGTAAATCACTTGCAGCTGTTGGTAAAATTAAGGAGTATTTGCTTCGTGGTCGGCCGGTTGCTACCAACCTTGATTTATATATAGATAAAATTCTTCCGATTGATAATGCTACGCTGTGTTATCGTCTGCCGGATTTCCCTAGGCTTGAGGATTTCGAGGCGTTACCTGCCGCTTATGATCTGAGCTATAAAGCTGAGGATATGAACGGGCTTCTGGTTCTTGATGAATTGGGTACTTGGTGTAACTCTCGTTCATGGAATGACAAAACTCGCCTGAAGTTGCTCAATTGGTTGTTCTTGTCGCGGAAGTTGCATTGGGATTTGATTTTATTGGCTCAAGATTTTTCCATGATCGATAGTCAGGTGCAAACTACGTTATGCGATTATCTTGTTCAAGCGTCCCGATTAGATCGGCAAAAAATCCCATATATAGCGCCTTTACTGGAGTTGGCTGGTTTTAATTCCTTCATGCCTAAAATCCATCGGTATCATGTATTTTACGGCCTTTCTACCGCTCAACCTCCCATTGAAACCTGGACGTTTACCGGCAAGGATTTTTATGATGGTTATGATACCAATCAACGTTTTCGTGATGGCATGGAATTGATGGGTACAACCATAGAAACCGCTCACATGGTTGATATGCGTTGCACTTATACCTATTTGCCTTCGGCCTATTTAACAGGCTATATCCATATAAAGCGTTTGGCTGACCAACTTGATGCGTTAAAGGCTAAGATTAAATTTACAAGTGATGGTGAATTCATGGCAATTCGAAAAAATCAAAACTCCTCGCTCGCGCCAAAATTCAAGGTCGTGTTACTTTCCTTGTTCTTGGTTGCTTTTTTGTTTTGGCGTTATGTGCTTCGGGATGATACCGGCAAGCCGTCTGTTGTCGGTTCTGCGCCGGTAGCTGCTGTCAAGCCGATAACTCCTGCTCCTGGAGCTGGTCTTGCTGAACAGATGTCTGCTTCCTCTCCCTCTCATGCAGTTCAGTCCGCCCCTGTCGCACCGGCTCAAAAACCGCTTGAAATCGTATCGTCTGTCGCATTGGAAACGGATAATTTTATCGACTACTTGATTAAACGCTATCGTCCCCGGTTGTCTATTTCTGCGTTTTCTGCTGATAAGGGCTTTATGGGGAATATTGATTTTTTCGATAATTATGAATTAGTGGAGCGTTATCCCATTAATCATTTGCACGCGTTGGGCGTTGTTTTTGTCCATAAACCCTATGGTGCTGATCTGGTTTATAAGGGCAAATCGTATATTGTTACTGCTTGGAAATTGCCGGATGTGTCTCCGGGTGGTTCCGTTCAGGGGGTATCTTCTGCTGAATTGGTTTCGTCTACTCAAGATAAGGATCAGGTCGTAAATTAAGTATAAATAGCCGCGCGTCATCGAGTTTCGAAGGTGATGCGCGGCTTTTTTTGGTGTTTTTTCGGGTTGGGACGGCTCTGTAGCACGTCTTAATAAATTAAAGTAAATAATTCGTAGCGGTACTATGTGGAACATTGTAGCCCGTACGAATTTTTTTAAAGGGGTTTAAAATGGCTAATGCAGTTAAGGATTGTCAGCGTTTTGATAAGGCAACGTATTCACCGTCTTCTACGGGCAAAATCTTTATTGATCATTCTGGTGAAATGTTCGATTTTTCGAAAGATTGTGTTGTTCATAACGGTTTGGATACAGTTCGGCAGTTATATGATGGCATGATGAATCCTGTTGTGCTTTCAAGCATTGAAACCGCTTATTTGGCCGGGTACGGTTGTCAGGTTGAATTGGGCGGTTTTTCTTGGGTTGTTAGTTCTGGCGGCAAAAGCGGTTATCGATATACGTTACGAAATCAATGTTTAGGTCTTGTATTGCTGGTTTCTTCGAGTTTTACAGAAAAGGAATTTACAGGTCCGCACTTAAAAATACAGGCTTCTCCATCCTTTTTACTTGAGCGTTCTATTGAAGATGCGCAATGTGATATGGACCATTTCGCGGATTCTATGCTGTATGAAGGGTTTGGTTATTCAGGTGTGGCGTTGCATATTTGTATGGATGTTCAGGGGTGGGAGCTTCCAGCTGATCTTGATTCGAAAATGACTACTAGAGCACGTCGTATTGTGAGGCATTCCGGTATTCAGGGTCTTGATTTCGAATTTTCTGATGTAGCTGTTGTATATGGCCGGGGGCAATCTTTTACGTTTGGTCAGCAGTCTAGTATGCAGTTTGCTGCATATAATAAAACTAAGGCTATCATTGATAAAGGTGAGCAGGAATTATGGGTTCCAGTGTGGGAAAAATCCGGTTTTTATGATGAATCTTTGACTGTTACCCGCTTAGAAGCTCGGTTCCATCATTCTGTGATTAATCAGTTTGTAAATGGTACAGGTATTGAAGCTTTTTGTTTGCTTGATTTGAAAGAGCATTTAACCGGACTTTGGCAATATGCGTTAAATAATTTTCGTCTTGACGACACAAGAACTTATATCAATCCAGCCTGGCAATATTTTAGGGATGATGTTGTTTTTTATCATGAAGTTAAAAAGGATATTGATTATAAGCGTATGTATATAAATCCTGATGCTCAAGGCAAGCCTACAGAAAGAGCAATCAAGATATGTTTTGGCCATTTAACATCTATTTTCCGGCGTAATGCTTTTACTTTGAAGAAGGCGTTTACGTGTTTGCGCGAGTCGGGATTGTGGGAAAATCTTCTCGAGCTTTATTCGGTTAAAGGCAAGGGCGTTGCTGATATTTACCATGATTTATTTAAAGGGTTGATGAAACATCCGGTTGATGCTGAGCAGCCTTATACGCCCTGGGTAGACTTTGATGATGCTTTTCCAGTGCCGTTTTAGTCATGATTAAGAAACAAGGGGATTTATGGTTAGTTGATATACAGCCTGGCGGTCGAGGACATAGGCGATTTCGAAAAACTTTTTCAACAAAAGCTGAAGCTCGTCGATTTCAGTCGATTATTGAATCTAAGATTGTTCAGGATTCCGAGTTTTCATTGCCAAAGAAAGATTTACGAAAATTATCAGAATTTGTTGATCTTTGGTATCAAAATACCGGGCAATATTTATCTTCCGGCAAGGATACCTATCAACGTATGATACAAGCTTCTTCGTTAATGGGTAATCCGGTAATGACAGTATTTAAGCCGGTTATTTTTCTTGAATATCGTTCGAAACGTATTAACGAAGGTTTCAAGCCAGCAACATTAAATAGGGAATTACAAACGTTTAAAGCCGTTTTTAATGATTTGATACGATCAATGCAATATGAGGGTAAAAATCATTTTTCTGGTATTAAATTGATTCGGTTGCATGAATCAAAGACTGTTTATTTAACAACTGAACAGATAAAAAAACTTTTTTTATATTTGGCTAAAAGCGATTCTGATGCTTATTTGATTGCCTTAGTTTGTTTGTCTACTGGGGCACGTTGGGGTGAGGCTCAATCTCTGGGTGTAACTGATTTGTCAAACAACATGGTTCATTATCATGAAACTAAAAGCAAGCGGTCACGGTCTGTGCCTGTCTCTGTTGAGCTTTATAATCAGCTTTGGGACCGTTTAACAATTGGACGGTTTAATGATGCTTATAGTACTTTTACACGTAGGCTTTATGAGTCCGGGATACAATTGCCAGAAGGTCAAAGGACGCATGTTTTACGGCATACGTTTGCAAGTCATTATATGATGAATGGCGGTAATATTTTGGCTTTACAGAAGATTCTGGGGCATTCATCATTGAACATGACAATGAAGTATGCTCACTTAGCTCCTGATTATTTGCAAGAAATTTTAGAAAAGAATCCAGCGTTGACACTTGGTTGACACTTGGCAAAAAAAACCAGCTACTAGGCTGGTTAGTTCTTTAAAAACTTAATGTTTTCAATAACTTTGTGGTGGGTCGTGCGCGATTCGAACGCGCGACCATCGCATTAAAAGTGCGGTGCTCTACCGGCTGAGCTAACGACCCAACAAAGAATGCCTATTA